ATGCGTAGTCACGTCTGGGGTAACGTTAAATTAGATACCACCGGCCTCATCGATCGCAAAGTTGTGCGTTTTATGAGTGATGCGTCCATCTATGCTTATCTCTCCATGGAAGAAGCGATTAAAGATTCTGGTCTCAGCGCTGAAATGTATCAGAGCAACCCACGTGTGGGCCTGATTGCAGGTTCAGGCGGCGGTTCGCCACGTTTTCAGGTCTTTGGTGCTGACGCTATGCGCAGCCCGCGTGGTCTGAAAGCCGTGGGTCCCTATGTCGTAACCAAGGCGATGGCCTCCGGTGTCTCTGCCTGCCTCGCCACGCCCTTTAAAATTCATGGCGTAAACTACTCGATCAGCTCCGCCTGTGCCACCTCTGCGCACTGTATCGGTAATGCGGTTGAGCAGATCCAGCTGGGCAAACAGGATATCGTTTTTGCTGGTGGCGGCGAAGAGCTGTGCTGGGAAATGGCCTGTGAGTTCGACGCGATGGGCGCATTGTCTACCCGCTACAACGACACGCCAGAAAAAGCGTCACGCACTTATGATAACGAGCGCGACGGCTTTGTTATCGCCGGTGGTGGTGGCATGGTCGTGGTTGAAGAGCTGGAGCATGCGCTGGCCCGCGGAGCGCACATCTATGCCGAAATCGTCGGTTACGGTGCGACTTCCGATGGCGCAGACATGGTTGCGCCGTCAGGCGAAGGCGCAGTGCGCTGCATGAAGATGGCGATGAATGGCGTGGATACCCCAATCGACTACCTGAACAGCCACGGCACATCTACCCCGGTGGGCGATGTAAAAGAGCTGGGTGCCATCCGCGAAGTGTTCGGCGATAACACGCCTTACATCTCTGCGACCAAAGCCATGACCGGTCACTCGCTGGGTGCTGCGGGCGTGCAGGAAGCGATTTACTCACTGCTGATGCTGGAACATGGCTTTATCGCGCCAAGCATCAACATCAGTTCACTCGACGCGGCGGCAGAAGGTATGAACATCGTCACGCAGCCGATGGAAAAAGAACTGACCACAGTGATGTCCAACAGCTTCGGTTTCGGTGGCACCAACGCCACGCTGACCATGCGTAAATATCAGGCGTAATCATTACGTCAGGATGCTGAAGGGCCGGCTTGCCGGCCCTTTTTATTTGCCCGGCGCAGTGCGGCGCGCTGCTGTGGCGATGACGTTTCGACTGACCTGAGTCGCTTATCCTTCTGACATTTCCCCTCTGCTTAACCCGCCTGAAGCAACGCCAGCAAGGTATCGCATCCCGTCACAATTTCATCCGGCGTCAGCGCCGCAAAACCCAGCATCCAGCCCTGCTGCGCAGTGGAGCCGGCATAGAGCGGGCTCAGGCGCGGCAGCAGCAGACCGCGTTGTGCCGCCAGCGCGGTGAGTTGCGCCTCTGTCTTTGACACGTTCTGCTGGAGTTTTACCGTGACCTGCAGGCCACCGCCGCTGGCCATCGGGATGATCCAGGGCGACAGCCGCTGCGTAATCTGCGTCAGTAAAAGATTACGACGGCTGTGATAAAGCTGACGCATCAGCCGCAGATGGCTGGCGAAATGGCCCTGCTGCAGAAAAGTGGCGGTAATCGCCTGCGGCAGCAGGGCACTGTGCCCGTCCAGCACGCTGCGCGCCTGGCCGAGGGGAGTAATCAGTGCAGGCGGAACAACCATCCAGGCCAGCCGCAGCGAAGGAAAAAGCGATTTGGAAAACGTGCCCAGCGTGATCACCCGCTGATAGCGATCCAGGCCCTGTAATGCCGGAATGGGGCGTTCGTCGTAATGAAATTCGCTGTCATAATCATCCTCGATCAGCCAGCTCTGGTGGCGCTGCGCCCACGCCAGCCACGCCAGACGCCGTGGCAGGCTCAGCGTAACGCCTGTGGGATAGTGATGCGAGGGAGTCAGATACATCAGCTTCGCGCTGCCGCTGGCGGGCAGGGCACCTTCAGCATCCACCTCAATGCCGCGCACTTTTGCGCCTGCGGCCAGAAATGCATTGCGGGCACCGGGATAACCAGGCTCCTCCATCCATACCTCGTCACCGGGATCGATCAGCATCATGGCCAGCAGCTGAAGCGCCTGCTGGGAACTGGTGAGAATGATCACCTGCTCCGGCTGGCACACGACGCCCCGGGCGAGCGAGAGATAATCGGCGAGGGCACTGCGCAGCGGCAGGTAGCCGCACGGGTCGCCATACCCCATGGCAGCACTGCCCAGGGCGCGCTGCACGCTGCTGGTCAATCGTCGCCAGAGGTCGTGAGGAAACGCACGTAACTCCGGCGAGCCGGCGGCAAAGGCATGGGGAAAAGGGGGATCCTGACAGCCTCCGGTCGCCAGTACCTGCCAGCCCCGCGCCGAAAAGCGGGCAGGCTGAGGGGGAGCTGGCGGCGAGGGAGGGCTGACGGGAACGGTGATGGCGACAAAGGTACCACGGCCGGTCTCGCGTCGCAGATAGCCTTCACTCTCCAGCTGCCCATAAGCCGCTTCCACCGTGACGCGAGAGAGCCGCAGGTCCTGCGCCAGCTGTCGGCTGGAGGGTAACTGCTGCCCGGCGTGCAGATGGTGACGGTGGATAGCCAGCCGTAGCGTCGCGCAGAGGCGTTCACGTACGCCGCCGCTCGCCTGATGCTGAAAAAGTTGTAACAGCGGAGAGGTCATATCGGTCTTATGCCTGATGAAATATGGGTATCAGTAATCAGTCCAATTTGCCGTAAACTGCCCGTTCACCACAACAGGAGAATCGCGATGTCATCAGTTTTACGCGTGGCGGCCGCTACGCCGCAGCAAAGCCTTGAGTATCTGCAGGCAAAACTCGCCTGGTATACCGACGCCTGGGATCTGGCGGAAGACCTGGGGCAGCAGCTTACCGATATCGTGGTGATCGATGCACGCGCCCCGGATGCCTATCGCGCCGGGCACATCTGTGGCGCGATTAACTTTCCGCATCGCGAAATGGATGCGGAAACCACGGCCCGACTCGACGCCCGCAAAGTCTATATCACCTATTGCGATGGTATCGGCTGTAACGGTTCAACGAAAGCGGCCCTGAAGCTGGCCTCGCTGGGATTTCAGGTAAAGGAACTGATTGGCGGGCTGGATTTCTGGAAACGGGATGGGCATCCGCTGACCTGGGGAGAGGCGGCGGGAGAATGGCCCGTGACCGGGCCTGCAGCCTCCTGTGGCTGCTGACTCAGAGCACCAGCCAGAAGAGCAGAAAGAGGATTAACAGCGCAACAGACAGGCCCAGCAGAGGACGCTGAGCCAGGGGTTGCAGACCCGCGGGCAGCGAGGCGACAAACGGCGACCAGATGGGCTGAGGCTTGATTTCGCTGGGCGCCAGCGGCTGTTCATGCAGTTTCTCTGCCCGCTCGGCGCGACGGCTGAACAGGAAGTTAAGCAGATCCTGCGTCTGGGTCACGGTAAGCACGGTCTGCGGCATCGCCTGAAAACGCTGCTGGCTGTACTCCTCCAGCTGACTCTGCTCCTGCTTATCCAGCGGCTGTTTCAGGGAGGCTTCCAGCAGCTGCAGTGTCGGTGCGCTGTGCTGACTCAGCGTCTGGCGCACCTGCAGATACTGGGTCAGCAGCGGGAAGTGGCGCGACGGGATCGGATCGCCGCTGGTCAGATTCACCAGCTTCAGGGCCGCCGCCCACAGCTTACCTGTCGATTCACCCGTGGCAGCCGCCAGACGGATCACCTGCTGATTCAGCGTATGATGCTCGGCAGGCAGTAAGGTGCGATCGCTGACGCGGGTCTGCTGCGGCTGGGGAATCGCCATCTGGCCGTTCTGCAGCATGGTCAGCACCTGGTGCAGCTGATCCTGACTCAGTGCACTCAGCACAGTCTGACCAAACTGCTGACGAATAAAATCACTGACCGCCTGACGGTTATTGCCTTTTGGCAGCAGCTCAGTGAGCTGGGTCATCAGCTGACGCGTGCCATGCCCGTTCTGCGCCTGGGTCAGACGACTGTTAAGGTACTGTTCCGCCAATGGAAAATGGCGCGACTGCAACTCAGCTTCACTCTTCACACCAACTTCATGCCGTACGCCCGCCCAGAGTTCAGGCGCTTTGAGATTGCTGAGCGAAGAGATACGCACGATCAGACGTTCTAAGGTGGTGCGCTGGGCAGGGGAAAGCGGCTGCTCACCGGCCACCGAACCGTGACGCGAAGCGCCGGTTTGCGGATTGACAGATGAACGCTCGCCGACCGGCACACCGGGGCCGCTGAGAGGTTGCATGGCGGATTCCTTGGAAAACAGAACAGCGTGGGGTGCGCCGGAAAAAGAATAGGCCATGATAGCAAAAGCCCCCGTGAAATCACACGGGGGACAGCGGTTTGATGCGAGATTTACTCTTCTGCCAGCTTAAGGCGGTGACGACGCCAGCGTTTCCAGAGTGGCGGAACAAGCAGGACCGCGATCGCCAGCACCAGCAGTACTTTGCAAATCAGGCTTTCCCACAGGATCACCAGATTACCATTGCTGATTGACAGGGCGCGACGCAGGTTCTGTTCCAGCATTTCGCCCAGCACGAAGCCCAGAATCAGCGGCGACATCGGGAAGTCCATTTTGCGCAGGATATATCCGAATACGCCCAGGCCGACCATCAGCAGCAGATCGAAGGTCGTACTGTGTACGGCGTACACGCCCACGGCGGAAATGGCGGCGATGGCCGGCACCAGGAACCAGAGCGGAATGCTCAGCATGCGGGCAAAAACGTTGATCATCGGGATGTTCATCACCAGCAGCATGACGTTACCAATCAGCAGTGCCGCAATCAGACCCCAGACGATATCCGGCTGCTCAACAAACATCGCCGGGCCTGGCGTAATGTTATAGAGCGTTAAGGCGCCGACCATCACTGCGGTGGTGCCGGAGCCAGGGATACCCAGCGTCAGCATCGGGATAAAGGAGCCGCAGGCTGAGGCGTTGTTTGCCGCTTCCGGTGCGGCCACGCCGCGAATATCGCCTTTGCCGAACTGATCGCTGCCGCTGATTTTTTTCTCCGTCATATAGGCGATGGCGCTGGCGATGGTCGCACCGGCGCCGGGCAGAACGCCGACAAAAAAGCCCAGGAAGGAGGAGCGCAGCGTGGCACCGGTTGCCATCGCGGCCTCTTTCAGGTTGAACATCATGCGGCCGCTTGCCCGCACCGCTTTCTGACCGCTGCTGGTGGATTCCAGCATCAGCAGAATTTCACTGACCGAGAAGAGGCCAATCACGACGACCACAAACTGAATGCCGTCGGAAAGGTGAACGCTTTCAAAGGTAAAACGGTAGACGCCGGTATTCGCATCCACCCCGACCGTCGCCATGCTCAGGCCGATTAAGGCGGCAAGGAACGATTTCAGCGGATTGTGGCTCATCATGCTGCCCAGGCAGGCGATGGCGAACACCATCAGGGCAAAATATTCAGCCGGTCCGAACGCCAGCGACCAGCTGGCCAGCAGCGGAGCGAACAGAATAATACCCACGATAGCGATGGTAGAGCCGATAAATGAGCTGACTGCTGAAATCGAGAGGGCGACGCCCGCCTTGCCCTGCTGCGCCATCGGATAGCCATCCAGCGCGGTCATGATGGCTCCGGCATCGCCCGGCACGTTGAGCAGAATCGAGGAGATGCGTCCGCCATATTCACAGCCGATATAAACCGTCGCCAGCAGGATCAGCGCCGATTCGGCCGGCAGGTGCAGTGCAAACGCTAGCGGCATCAGAATCGCCACCCCGTTAATCGGGCCCAGGCCAGGCAGCAGACCGACAATGGTGCCGATAAAGCAGCCGATCAGGGCGATCAGCAGATTCTCTGGCGTCATGGCGACGGCAAAGCCCTGCATTAAAAAGGACCAGGTATCCATGAT